TCCGTGTTGTTTGTCTAAGGATGTGTATCCTGTTCCTTTAAATATACTACTGTTTGTCATGCTACCCTCTTAACGTATCTCATTTCACTTCCTGCATGATTCCATGCAGTTTCTATTTTTTCTTTTCCTTGATCAGATAAGGAATAACTTCCACTATAACTTCCATAAATATGCCCTATGTAAGAACACATTTCATCACAAACATCTATATTTGATGTTTTATAGTCAAAAGATTGATTACTATAAGCAAAAAAATCATCATAGTCATATATGTGATTATTAACAATTTTTCTTTTTTCTTCATTAGGGTCAAATAAATAATGATCATGGTGTTTTGGATCATATTTTGCCTGTCTCCAACATTTTCCACCTACAAAAGAATAACCACCTCCTCCGTCTTCTCCTAAACTTAAAACTGATCCAAAAATTAAAACAGAATCATAGTTACCATACCAACCACTATCGTGTATTTTTTTCTCCACTGACTTTGCATAATCTGTTTCAAAGTCTCTCCTAGTTTGATAAGGCTTTACTTCAACTAATATTTTTCTACCTTCATCACCATAGATAGCAAAATCTGGCAACCACCCTTTTACATCTTCTAAAACTGGTTCATACTCTATGTTCCAGCCTAATTGTTTAAAAAATATATATCGTTTGCATTCATTCTTACTTCTAAAATGAGCACCTCTATATATAACTTCATGTGCCTTTATATCGTACATTTTTTCTCCTTTATGTTGTTAAATGTAAATAAATCCACAAACATGTGAACATTGTTATTGTTAATAAATCCATTCTCGCTATCATCGTTCTCCTAGCTTTCTTCTATATTTATCTTGAGTTGATATGGTCCAACAATCATATTTACCACGACTGTAAGCAACATATTTTAATCTTAATTGTGTAAAATAATCTTCTTTTCTAAATCTAGATTCATCAACTATAACATTGTCAAATGTTAAACCTTTTACTGTATGTATGTTTGCATACTGAACTCTTACATCCCCTTCTAAATCAAAACCTTTTTGTAATATTTTTTTAATATACAATAGTCTTTTTTCGTAATCTTCTTTCTTACCTCTTTGTATTCTTATTAAACAAAAATCTCTTTCTTGCGACGCTGTTTCTTTTAAAAATTTTTTACTTATCAAATGATCTA